TGGTCAAACTGTGACCATCGCTAACAGCGGCACAATTTTTAATGGCTCTCACGTCATTACAGGAACTTACCCATACTCAACTGGGTCTTTAACGTTCCCATATATCGGATATAACTTTCCATACATTTACAGCACATTCCCAAAGTCTTATTCTTTGATTCAATATACAGACGTTACAGGATCACCTTCTTCACAAAATTACCGCAACGTAGTTCCATACGGCAAAGCATCAGGCGTTGATACAAAGACAACTTCTTACGGCACAACCCCAGCAATTCGCCAAGCAGCTCTTATGCTTGCTGTGGACGTCTGGCAAGCCCGCCAAGCACCTTCTAGCGGCGGAGTGTCAGTAGATGGCGTAACTCCAAGTCCTTATCGTTTAGGTAACACAATGCTTGCAAAAATTCGCGGTCTTATCGCACCATATACAAGCCCAAGGTCAATGGTTGGTTGATGACAGTCCCAGCAGTAACTACACTTCGTCAGACGCTTGCGACTGCACTAACAGCCAATACAACTTATCAAGTTTTTGCTTACCCACCACAAACCATTCAGGCTAACTCAGTTGTCATCATTCCTGATGATCCATATTTAGAACCATCAAATGATTCATGGGCAACAGTCGGACCGACTGCTAATTTTAAGTTGCTTATTACAGTTCCGTTATTTGATAATCAAGGCAATCTTCAAGGTATTGAATCAGCAGTTGTCACTATGTTTAATGCATTATTTACAGCAACAGAAAATGACACGATTGCGTACAATGTGGGAGCAGTCTCCCAACCACAAGTTCTCTCAGTAGCATCAGGTGATCTCCTGAGCTGTGAGATGCAAATATCACTAGTAACGAGTTGGAGCTAAACCATGACAGATATGTCAGCATGGGAACAAGAACAAAGAGACTTCCTGACTAAAATCGGTCAGGTTGAAAAGCCAGCAACTAAGTCCAAGAAAGACGAGGAATAACCTAAATGGCAGTATTTCTAAACAATGGCGTAGGCGTTAAGGTCAATTCAGTCGATCTAAGCGACCACGTCAACAATGTTTCACTTAACCGTAACTTTGACCAGCTCGAAGTAACAGCAATGGGTGATTCAGGTCACAAGTTCATCAAGGGACTTGAAGCATCATCTATCACACTTGATTTCCTCAATGACACAGCAACAGGGTCAGTACTTCAAACACTACAGGCTGCATGGGGAACTAACGTAACTGTAGTTCTACTACAGAACAAGGGAACTGCTGTATCAGCAACAAACCCTCTTTACACAATGACATGCCTAATCAACGGCACAACCGATATTAACGGCGCGACAGGCGACCTTGCAATGCAGAGTTTGTCTTTCGACGTATCCGGTACAATCGCTGTAACAACATCAGGTTCATTCTAAGCAATAAACAAAGGGGCTAACATGGCAAAGCTAAGGGTTACAACGCAAGACAATCAGGTAACTGATTACGAGATTACTCCGTTAATCGAGTATGCGTTCGAGCAATACGCCAAGAAGGGCTTTCACAAAGCTCTTATTGAAGATCAAAAGCAATCCGATATTTATTGGATTACTTGGGAAGCAATACGACGTTCAGGCGTCACAGTAAAACCTTTCGGTGAAGGATTCTTAGAAACACTCAAGTCAGTTGAGGTTCTAGAATCTGACCCTTTGGTATAGATCGGAACTCCGTAACGTATCTGGCTTCGCGGCTTAGTTACGAGTACGGAGTTCCGTTCCAATCCATTGTGGAACTTTCTCCAATGGCATTTAAGTACCACGTTCAAGTATTAAAGGACATAGCGAAAGCGAGAGAAGATGCCAACCGTAGAACTACGAGGTAACTCAGACCTTCGCAAAGCACTTCGCAGTTTTGCACCTGATTTGGAAAAAAACCTACGTCAAGAAATGGCAACAGGATTAAAACCTGTAGTTCGCGCAGCCAGAGGTTTTGTTCCAGCAAGTTCACCCATGTCCGGCTGGGCTGCACGATCCTTTAACCAAGGCAAATTTCCAACTTATTCAACTTCTACAATTATTCGTGGAATTACATATTCTACTTCTGTGAGTAAGAAGAATAAAAAAGGATTCAATTCAATGGCTAGGATTATGAATAAATCTGCCGTTGGCGCTATTTATGAAACAGCCGGACGTAAAAACCCACAAGGTCAAATATGGGTAGGAAAGCGTGCTGGAGATAGTAAGCGTGTGAGCCATTCAAATAACCCAACTGCCGGTGCAACTTTTATTGGCAATCTTGTTCCTTTGACGTCAAGCATTCAAGGTCAAGGACGTCTAATTTATCGTGCTTGGGCTGAAGATAAAGGTCGCGCTCACGGCATTGTTATGCGAGCCATTGATAAGACAAAAGCAGAATTTTATTCTCGAGCAGCAACACCACTATCAAAGGCAGCATAATGGCAACTCAAAATGAGAATGTAAGTATTAATATTGGGTCAAACTTTGACTCAAAAGGATTCAAACAAGCTGAGACTGCCGCCGATAAACTTAACCGCACAGTAAAAAATTTAGCCACTACAATCGGTATTGCTTATGGTGCAACAGCCGTAGCCAATTTTGGCAAGCAATCCGTCAAGGCTTTTTTGAAAGATGAAGAAGCAGCAACAAAGTTGGCTAATGCTGTAAAGAACCTTGGCATTGAATTTGCTAACCCTTATATTGCAGATTACATAACAAAATTAGAAAAAACTAGTAAGGTTGCTGACGATCAGTTACGCCCAGCCTTCCAAGCTCTTTTACAACAAACAGGCAGCCTTTCTGCTTCTCAATCAATATTAAACACAGCCATTGAAACAAGCCGTGGAAGCGGTGTGGACTTGGCTACCGTGGCAAACGATTTGGCTCAAGCCTATGTCGGCAATAACAAGGGACTTAAAAAGTATTACCTTGGTCTGACTACTGCCCAGATTAAGGCTAAATCATTTACGGATATTCAGAAGATTATGAACGACCAGTTTGCTGGTTCTAATACTGCCTACCTCAATACCTATTCAGGACAAGTTGGTGTACTAAGCCTTGCATGGCAGAACTTTCAAGAGAAGGTCGGCGGTACTCTTTTAACTCTTGCTTCTTTTGGCGATGGTTCTGATGGTCATAAGTTAAATCTTCTTGCAGCTACTTTGGATAAAATTGGTTCAGGAATTCAACTTATTGGTAAAGGCAAAGAAGCCCTATTTGGTCTTTTTGATGTTACTGGTAAAAACGGTATTTTAAGTAAATTTAACCCTTACCCACAAGGCGGTACAGGAAAACCTAAAGATACCAATATAAGTAAATATGATGCACTTCTTAAAAAAGCAGAAGATGACCGTAAGAAAAATCAAGCAGCTATTCTTAAAAGCCAAAAAGAAGCAACTGCTGAACTTAAAAGACAAGCGGCACTTAAGAAAGATGCTGGCATTTTTGACATGCAGCAAATTCAGCTTATTGCTGCTCTTAAAGGCAAATTATCTGAAGATGATCGTAAGCGCGTAGAACTTCAACTAGCGTTGCTGAATGAAAACGTTACAGCAGCAGATAGCCTTACCAAGCAGATTCTTATGGCGCAAGACGCTACAGGCAACTTATACAAGTATTTTATGCAAACACCAGATGCCAAGAATCCTTTTGCCTACTTAGATAAATGGATTGCAGATTTCCAGACTAAACTTAATGCTTTGCAATTTCCAGCAGCACCCGCAGTTGTCATAACACCACCAGTTGCAATTATTCCGCCAACAAATCCTGGTAATGGTGGATTTACTCCCGGCACTGGCACTTACGCACCACCAGCAACAAATGTTCCACCATTTAGTTCTGGTGGATTTACCCCATACAGCAGCTCATCAGTTATCCCAGACATGGCTGCAAGTTCAAGTAATTATGGTGGATATGCCGCCGGTCAGTATGGCCAGAACGGCGCAGTAGTAGTTCAGATTGATGGCAAGACCATTGCTACCGCTAACCAGTCCCAATCGCTTTCTGGCATCCCTAGCAACGTCAGCCGAGTCAATGGAATGTTCACGGGCTGATGGCATTACCGGCACAGATAGCCGTCTCTTTCGATTACTCAAACGGCGCTACCTTTGGTTATGCAGGGTTTGTAATTGGTGATCCTAAATACGGAATTCTAGGCACTAACACTCTTGGTGATTCTTCGTTGCCAGAGCCAGTTATTGACCTTACGCCAAACGTTTATCAAATTACTATTAACCGTGGTCGTAACCTACAGCGCGATACCTATGAGGCTGGTACTTGTACAGTCCGAGTGCTAGACCCGCTTTCTTACTTTAACCCACAAAACACAGCTTCTCCTTACTACGGATATCTTGCGCCTTTGCGTAAGTTGCGTGTTTCAGCAACCACAGCAACAACTCAAAAGTACTTGTTTTCTGGATACGTTACAGATTATGTTTATACCTATCCGGTCAATCAAGATAC